GTGCCCAGTAGCGAAGTGATGCGTGAGTGAGACGCGTACCACCACCACCGCGAATAGCATCATCCCAAACTTGATCAAATTTCTGTCGATTAAACTTGGCAGATTTCTGTGAGAATTTCAACGCGGCAGGGCGGTATATCTTGTTGGTGTTTCCAAGTGCAAACATCACCTTCATCCACGGATCATATTCCTCATAGTACTTTGCTGAGAGGATTTCAAGCAGTGCACAGATGACAGAAGCTTGCGGGTTATCCCTGCAGAGATATTGGATCTGGATTTCCACAGACTCAAGGTGATGACTTTCTGTTTGATAGAATTCATCACAGTCCGTGTTGGCAACGATCCGCGAATCGGCCCGCTCTTTGACCATCTGCAGAAGTGCAGATCTTGGTTGATATGTGGGCTTTTTGACGAAGCCTTCAGGAAATTCGTATATCATGCTGAACTCGCCAACGAGGCATGCCGGCCCATACTCAAGTACCGGGACAACATTCAGAGAATACGATTCCTCAGCCCCATCGAGATCGACTTTGTAAATGTTCTCGATTGCGTATGCGATGTTTTTTGTCGGTTTGCATGACCCCGTCAAGAGCACCGGCACAGTCGCGGAAGCGTGATCAAACGTCACGGTACACACGCGGGGTGCCACGGACACGGGTGGCGCTGCAGGCACGGCCGCCGCTGTGACCACACCCGTGTTAGGGGAAGGCCCCACGCCAACAGCGTCGAGAATTGGTTTGAACCGTTCTTCGAGAACTCTGCAGATCTCGCAGCGGACACCAACGTTCATTTTGAGATAGACGTTTAGGTGGAAGCCGTCTTTGAAGCCGTTCTCATGTGGGTGCGGTTTAGGTTTCTTCAGACAAACGATGTGAAATGAATTTGGCGCTGATGGAAACTCCAACGAAGCCCGCACAACACTTACAATCACGCCACAGAGACGTCTGAGGACAATGTTGTCAATGAACGTTGTTGGGACTGTTTGGACAATGTCAAAATCGAGCATCAAACAACTTTCCAAATACTCCGACACAGATGTGTTTGATTGTCGTTCCGCGTAATGCATTACATAGCCTCCGCGTCGACAAGCATCCATCATCTTGTAAGCAGCATATTGTTCGCCGGCAGGCAATGCCCACGTCATCCCAATCTTTTGATCGATCAGATTTGTTCGAGGGTCGCCTTTCTGCGTTATATACTGCCCCATATCACGCTCCAAGTGATCCCGGAGTTTTCGGACATTCTCATCCAAATCATTTGCCAAATCGTCCAACGGTTGCGCAAATTCGTGATCAAGTGCCATTATGATATACTAAGCGATTTAAATTCATAAAGCATTTATTTACGGGAAAACTTTGCATGGCCGTTTTGCCATGGGTCGCGGACAGATTATGTGTATGACGGCTGTCGCAAATCCATCCCAGTGGTTTTCGGGAAGCGCACTTTGAAAGAAACGGTATGTATAGAAATGTACAAGAGAGAAAACTACGAGCGAGATTGGGTGCCACTTTCCTGCAGTACAAAGCCGGCTCCCATCAGACAGAGTGCGGGACTCAGAAAAGATCGTGTGAGATATGACAAACTGCTGTTCCTTTTGCAAGATATCGAACGCATGGAACGCACGGATCCCGACAAACGCCACATGGATGAATATGAACGCCGTCGCACCCAAGCAATCTACGATTACGACGACGGCAAAGATCCCGATCCGCAACCACTCCAACACAATAGTTTGTTCCCGATTGCAAATGGCCCAGAGGACGCGATGTACGGATGTGGCGACTGCCCGTTTGGTGGGGCTGGCCCCCCCATCGATGTCGACCCAAAAAAACTTCCAGAAAACTGGCGAGATGTCATGAAAGATGTTTGGAGTGTTGAGACGGAAGGTGTTGGCGCACCTCAAATCGGTGGTCCACCGATTCCATTCGATACAGACTGGACCGCATAAGACGAGGCAAGAAAGATAAATCTTTTTTGGTGCATGTGGCGCGGAGCTCTCTGTATACCATGGAGACGTTTGAATTCAAAACTGAGGATGAAGCCAGCGGGTTCGTTGGCGGTTGCGACTGCCCTGAGAAGTGCATGGCTACATGGCAGACCAGCGCGTTCATTCTGACACAGTCCGATACACCAGGCGTTTCATACATCACACGCATGCCAGCATCACACGCTCCACCGACCGTCAAACTCATATTGAATAAACTCACATACCAAAAACACGATGATGCCGCATACACCTGTGATGATGGGTTTATGAATGTGGAGGGAGTTTTGGTGCACATTAACGGTGTACGGGAATGTCGCTGCGGATCGATTGTACATGCCACAGAACTCGGCAAATGCATGGGTTATTTCGACATCATAAAATATGAGTCGGGCCACGGCCCCAAGATTGCAGTCGGTTGCGAAGATGGAGTGGCATGCATCTACCTGGATGGTTTTCGGGGCGCTCCTGTGGTGCTTGCGTGTGAGAAATATGATGTCAGTGATGTCAAAATTTTAGACAAGATTCACAGTGTGGTGGCCAAGGCCCGAACCGAAACACTCCCAGAGATCGTGATACCGAAGTGCGCACAGGTGATCAAGGGTGAGTATGGTGTTGTGTGGACCGCACTTTCATGCGATTTCGCCATGATGGATGGGCGTGTGATTTGTAAGCACGCGCCGCCGGACCGACATGGCATAGTCAATGCACACTTAATATCTCCACCATTTATGTACACATTTGACGACTGGCTCGCATGGCGCGATGGTGCATATATCGTACCATACTCGGACAAGCTCGTTGCATGGGGCGCATGCAAGCCTACTTTTCCTGATGCAGACGTGGTCGTCGACAATGAGTCAGACGTTCCAAAGAAAACTGGCATCGCTGACATTGTCACGGCACTCCCGTTGGAACTCTGTGACATCATCGAACAGTTCGTTCCGGCAGAAGGCGTTCATGCCTCCGTCGCACGCGTTGTGGCGTGCCCGCACATGCGATTTCATCCACGTTCGCAGGACTATGACAGGTGGCCATTTGGAATGCAACATGTGTATGTAAAAAAAGGATATGAGGGTACCGTGTGGTGCGTTGGACGATGGTTTTTCAAAGGCCTTCGCCCATGCGACATGGACGAATTGGTGGTTCATATGAAAGATGTTCCGATGTCGCATAAGTTGAAATTAAAAGATCGAGGTCGGTTCGCAATGCACGATGGCCTCATACTCGAACAAGGAGAAATATATTATGCCGTCGCAGCTCGCGCGATGCGCCTTGGCTCAGCCGATGAGATCAAATACGTGGGCCTCCGTGCTCTTCGCAGTGCAGCCATATTTTACCGGCACATAATTGGCAAAGGCCACAACAAATTCAACCGCGCCACCAAACATTTATATGTTGTCGATCACGCCATTGGAATGTGGGGAAGACTCGAGATCCCGCTGGATGTCGTACCAATCGTGACCGAGTAACGATGTACTGTTCAGATACCAGGGGGAGCACGAGGTTAGGCCCCCGGGGCACTGTCTTTCTTGCCCACTGCATGTCATTCACTGGCCCGAAGGCGGCGCGTAGAAAGAAGCTTAATATACGTTATGGCTAACATTCCCGAATCAGCACTTGGCGAGTACTTTGTGGATACGGTTTATCACAGGATGTTTGCGGTTGCACGTTCGCAGGCGGGTGCGAATGCGTCACAAGATCAAGTTGCGGAAACTTTTATTAAACTTGCGCTCCAGTACACGATGTCGCTAGATGAGACGCGCGCCAACTACGAGAAAATCATCTCGTCCATCGCACAGTTTTTCACTGCGCGTTATGGAGCACGCATGTCGGTCGGACAGTGCATCGACATGATTGTGGCAAAATATGTCAGCACTCCAGTTGGTGACATTCCTCAGCGCGATCGTTGGATGCTTTGTACGGAAATCATCCGCAACAACGTTGTGCACATGACTGACATGTTGCGCAAGCCTGCTTGGTTCAACAGAGTCCGCACTGAGACGGCAGCAAAAATCATCCCCGACTTGATTGTCGAATCAAAACGTATCGAGATCGAGGTGCGCTCCGACATCAATGCCCGTCTGAATGGTCTTCCAAAACAAGACGAAAACTCTATCAATGCAGAACTCGCTGCATGCGTCCGACAACTTGTTCATGAGAAAGCGGAGCTCACAGTGAAAATCCAGGAGATGATGGCACTTCTGTCACAATGCAAAGAGGTCAGCGACAAGCGCGCAACAACGATTGCGGAACTGCAAAAGATCGTCGAGAAACTCTCCAGTGAAATCGTCATGATCCGCCCATCGTTCAACCTTGGTTCATACCTTCGTGGCGAACTTCCTCCTCTCCAACACACATCACCTGACGCATATCCGGAGCCGATGCACGAAGCGACATACCGGGCGGCACCAGTGGCACCGGTGGCACCGGCAGCGCCTGTGGTTCAGCCGGCCATGGCAGCGCCTCCGGCACCGGTGGCCCAACCAGCCGTGGCGGCACCCATGGCAGCCGTCGTGCACACGCCGACGCCAGTAGTGTCCACTCTTGACGATATCGATCTGGACGCAAAGAGAGCCGCTTCTCTCCAGACGGCGCCGGCGCCGGCGCCAACGCCAGTGGTGGTGCCCACGGTGCCAGCTCAGGTGCCCATGGTGCCCACGGTGCCCCTTGTGGCAAAGACGGATGCACAAATCGCAGCCGAAGCACAATCTATCCAACAGTTTATGGATTCCATCGCTGTCTAGGGCGCACACGGACGCAGTGGGGCACGCGCATATTTTTTGTGCCATCGGGCGCTCCCACATGCATCTTTCTTGCCCACTGCGTGTCATTCGCTGATCCGATGGCACGAAGTGCGCGAGAAAGAAGCTTAATATAGGTATTCACATGAATCAACACGTTCGTCCACTCACCGAGGAAGCGAGGCAAATGTCGGATGCGGCCAAGAAGGCAGTTTTGCCTGAGGCTGGCTCCGCTCTGTTCGACAACATCGATGCGATGTCATATGAAAAAATCGTGGAGCTTGTTGGATCGCACTCCGACGAAGTTGAAAAACTGACACGCGAGCAATATGAAAAGCTGCAGGACGTCATCTACCGCAAACATTACTGCACAATTCCGGGAGTTCAGAAGATGCACGCGGTCTTCTCCATCAGTGATCAGAATGAGAAGTATAAAATGCGTCTCCTGATGACAAGCCTTGTCCGTTTCCTATTTCGTGCGCGTGAGGAATACAAGGCATCCGAGTCAGAGAAACAAGCGATTTTGAAATTCTTGTTGTACAACTTCAAATTCGATCCAAATCGCCATATCCGTGAAAGCCGTCAGGCCATTGATGATGATCCAGAAAGAAAAGAAGTCGCTCGTGGCAAACACGTTGCTGCTGACCTGCCAGCAAATGCATTCGCCAACTGGGAAGCGTTTCACTCAACGAACTTCGAGTCCATTGTGGAAATGACGAGAGATTTGTACGGTTCTAAACCCGACATTAACTTCGCTATCAACATCCTCAAAGTGTTCGAAGGGCTCGACGACGCAAACGAGTTCGCTCGTCTGCACAATTCTAAGTTTGCTTCTCTGTTCACAATTGAGACGAATAAGTGGGCAATTCTCGGGCCATTCCGAGAGAACAGAGAGCGCCTCCAATACTACGGACAACATGCCGGTATCGTCAACACGATGCTTGAGGGCACCAAGAGTGATGCCGACATTGGAAAAGATATCATCCGTCACCGCGTCACGTCCGCAAAGAAAGAGACGTACCTCAAGCACGGCCCTGACGACTCAAAAGGCCTTGAACAATACAGCCAACTTCGATGTGCGTTCAACAGAGAACTAACTCCAGACGAGATTAAGAAACTCCAAGACGAGGCCGAGGCAATGAAAGGAACGGCACCCGCCGTGCAGGGTTTGACGCCGAGCGTGG